CATAATGGTAAATATAAAACTTTGATGATTGTATAAAAAAAAATCCCCTGCAAAAGCAAGGGATGAAACAATGAGTGAACTAAAAACTATTGGTCATACAAAGTTCCTTGTACCATTACACCTGCTTGAACTTCAATAGCAAGTTGTTGTTCGGAACCAGTAAACGTAAGCGTATATCCATTTCTATCACCATAAGCAGTACCAGTTGCACTACCACCACCAGTTAAATCCAAACCATTTTGTCTGCCAAGCAACCAGTATTTATTATTATTGTCTTGTACAATAACACTTGTAGTTGCTTGTGCTAAAAGTAGGATTTCGTTTCTGGTATTAGTTTGCAGTTTATTTACAATAACCTCAATGGTTTGTGCATAGAACACCGTTCCATTTTGTACATTAGTTGTAATTGCTTCTGCAAAATTTGATGTTTCTTTAATCTGGTCATATTTCCAGAAGTATGTACCTGCATCCATTGTGATACCAGTAACTACTCCTGCTGCTTCTGTAATAGTTGCGATGTTGTCTTTGTTAGCAATGTAAACTGCTTTAACACCACCGACATTATCTTTACAATCAATCGGGAATCCCTGCGTTAAATTACAAGCCATGTTGAATTTATTTTGAGAATGGGCAGTTAGGCAATATACCTAACCACCCATCCATGTTATTAAACCAATTTGAAATAAACTACTTCATCTGGGAATGCAACTTGTACACCAAGTTTGAACTCGGTAACAAAACGCATTTCATCTGCTTCCTTAGCATAGAACAACTCAAATTTTTCTTGCTCATTCAGAAGGTCAGTTCCCAAGTACAAATTGCTCATGTGTGTACCGAACAATTTATTTGTACCATTCAGACCATTCACACCAATCAGTTTCACATTAGTAGCAGGAATGATTGTTTCCATGCCAACTGCATCAACTGGGTGATGGAAGAAGTTTGAATTACGAAGTGCAACTACATAAGTACGGAATACATCTGCACCTGCAAAGATTGTCAGATTATCTTTATCCAAAATGTTTGCAGGAAGCAAAGTATAGATGCCATCTACGATACCCTCAACATTTGCAGTTGTAATACCAGTTGCAGTTGTAATACCAGTAGGATTACCATTGATTGGGTCTCCTGCACCACCAAAGCCAAGGGCATCAATGATTTTTACCAGACCATCAAACTTATTAAGTTGCCCACTACCAGAACCAGTATCACCTTGCCACAATGCAGTTTCAAGAGCAGCACCAATTCTTTCAATCTTTTGACCTGTGTACTCTTGTGCATAAGCCATATAATCATAAGTGCTGCCTTGACGCAATGCTTTTTGAGTATATTTCGCTTCAAAAGTTTTCGGACAAATTGCTTCTTGAACTTTGATTTTTCCAACTACTAAACTGCGTTGAGTGATTGTAGTTGTACCATTAGCGGTAAAACCACAAGTACCTCCTGCTTGCAGGATAGCATCAGTAGTAAGAATGTTAATTGTTTCGGATGATTTGATACCGACTTGTGTATTACCAAACTGCTCAATCAAAGATGCAGTTTTGGGTTTGAAAATAGCAGCAGCAGTAAGTTGTGCTTCATTTTCTTTTACATAGTTCGCAAGTGATGTTAGGTCAAGTGCCATTTTATTTTTGTTTTATTCTGTTAAAAATTTATTTTTTACGATTCGCAAATACTTCTTGCAGTTTAGCAAACTTTACATCTTTATCAGATTTAAGTTGCTGATGGAATGTATTAGGTTTTTGAATTGGTTTACCGCTTGGCTCTGTTGCAATTTGCTCCATCAAATCTGCACTAAGTTTTTGTGCATTCAAAAGAGTTTCAAAGTTGGTGGACATTTCTTCTACTTTCTTTTTCATTTCCTCATAGTCCTTCTTCAACTTCTCTACTTCCTTTTTCAATTCTTCATCTTTTGCAGCAACTTCTTCTTCCTTAACTTCTGCGGTTTCAATCTCTACTTCTACTTCTGGTTTATCCTCTTTCTTTTTGATTTCGGCAATCTTGCCTTCCTCTGCAACAATAACAATTTCACCAGTTTGCAATTCATGTTCTCCTACTGGTGCAGGTACTTTTTCTCCACCCTCACCAACAACATAAATTTCTTTTGTGCTTAAATCATAATATACGATAGTTCCATCAGCAAGTTTGTCCTCAACAAGTTCAAACTTTGCTTGTGTATTATCAGAAAACTTTGATAATAAAGTTTTGATTTGTAGCAATGCTTCTTTCGTTGTCATAATTGTAAATAGTTGTTTTATATTAGTGTTCAATTTTGCTTAATATATTTTTTATCTCATTGAAGATTTTATCTTCATCAGTTATTTCAGTTTTTTCATATCGGAAAATACCCTCAATACTGAAACCCTTAAATGTACCTGCCTTAACTTCCTGCCAAATATCATCATTTTCTACCTTATACGAACCCCACCAACTACCATCTGGCACATCTTCAAAACCCTGCATCGGTAATTTGCCTTGTTCTCTATTGATTATGTAACTCTCAAACATAAATACACCATCAATAGGTTTACTATGCTCAATGTTTACATTACTCTGATATCCTTTCTTAAAGAATCTTTGTACTATTTTTTTTATTTCTTCACCAGTAAATACTACCATGTATTCACCAAGTTGTTCATCCCTGCGGTATATAGGTAAGTCAGCAATCATTAATGCACCACTAACAATTCTTTGTTCATCATCAGCAAAGAATACCTTTTTATCCTTAAATGCTAAAAAGTTTTTTTGTATTGCAGGTTTCTCAACTAATGCAACATAATCAACTTCTTCCGTACCATCCTCTGTTTCGGATATAACCAGTTTATATATTGGTAAATTTTTATCCATATTGATAAATATCAAAATCCTGCTCTGCGTTCAATATCACTAACACGATTTTGTACTGATGTAACTTCGCTTTCAACCACAAATGCTCTTATAGGTTGTTGTGATTGTTGTGTTATTTGTTGTAGTGATGTAATTGGTGAATTGCCAATAGTTGCTTGTTGTGGGATATTAGGTGCTGCACCTTGACCAGATACCGATGGAACACTACCACCGCCACCACTTGAGTTTGGAACTTTTGTTTTTGCAATCTCTCTTATATTTTTTAATCCAGTTGCAATAGCCAAACCTGCTGCTACCGCTCCCAATGCAGGACCAACTACTGGAATACCTGCTAATGATTTATAAGCAGCAGTTGCACTCTGGAATGTATCAATAGTTGCACCTGCAATAGCCAATGCTTTACCTGCTGCGGTCTGCTTACCTGCAAGTTCTGATGCACTCTTTAATATATTTGAAACACCACTTAATAATTTCTCTTTATTCTCTGCTTCCTTATTGTCAATTTCTTTTCTGGCATCTGATAAAGATTGCAACCCTGCATTATATTCTGTTTCTGTAATTAACCCTTTATCAAATTGCTCTTTTAGTAATGCTTGTTTTTTATCTAATAAATCTCTTTGTATTTGTAAAGATGCTTCTGCATTCTTTGCTTCTAAATCTAATTGTGCAATCTGCCCATCTATCTCTTGTTTAAGATAGTTATCAGTAATAACTTTTTTATCAGCATTTAATTTTTCTTCTGCCGCCAATTTTAATTGTGCTTTTCTTTCAGCAGTTAGATTCTCATTTCTCTCAATTTCAGCAAGTTCATTTTGATAGTCAAAATTTAATTGCTCTAATTCTTTATCCTTGCCCTCTTTCATAAGTGCAAGTCTGGTATCAAATTTTATTTGAGCAAGTTGTGTTTCAAATTCCAAAGTTTTTTGTTCTTCCTCTTTCCGATATTTCTCATCTAATAATGCTTTTTCTTTTGCATAGGAATCATCTAATACTTTGAAATCTGTAATACCTGCTGCCTTTAATTTCTTTTTATCTTCTTCATATTTTTTATCTAACTCCATTAATTGTTGGTCTTGCTCTGACTTCAAACTCTTTCTTCTTTCATATAATACCTGCTCTGCTTCTTCTCTCTTTCTATCTTGTTCCTCTTGTGCTTTTTGATTTGCGTCTGACCTTTCTTTATTACCCTTATTATTTATTTCCTTTATTTGATTCTGATATCCTGCATATTTATTTTTAGATTGTAATAAAGTTTTCTCCATTTCTTTGATAGACTTATCACCTTCTTCCTCAACTCCTTTCGGGTCAAATAACATATTACCTGCAAACTCCGAAACGCTTTCATTCATCTTTGTAATCTGCTCATTGATGCTGAAAGTTGTTATCTCTCCGAATCCTAATGCTTTACTAATTTCATTTGCAGTTTTAATAACTGCATCAATAGGTAGTGCAAGTAAACGCAATCCTGCGGTGGCAATCTCCATACCACCTCGTACAATCTGCTTTGTGATTTCTGCGTTTCTTTTTGCTGCTGCTACCTGCGAATCCTTAGTTATCTTCGCTTGTTTAATCTGTTCCTCTTGTGCTGCAATAACTTGTTCTGTTTGCTTCATCTTTAATTCCAAAATCTCCTTCTCACTTTTACCTTGTGATTTTAGAATTTCATCAGATGAATCTAAAGCATCCATTGCATCTGTCTGTGCCTTTACATTTTTCTCTGCTTCCTTATTTAACTTTTCTTGCTCACCACTTACACCATTGACAAGACCTTTAATATCTTCCCAATATGCAACAAGTAAACCAACTGCTACAACTAATGCACCTATACCAGTTGCAAGTAATGCTTTCTTAAATCCACTTAATCCAGATGTTGCACCTTTGATTCCAATCTTAACTTGTTCCCATGACTTACCCAAATCTTTTAATTCAGATAATCCTTGTGTGAGTGCCATTGCACCTTGTACTTTCAATAGTGCTTTCTGTACATTCTCACTTTCACTACCGAATAATGCAAATGCACCTTGTACTGCTTGAACTCCTGCTGCTGCTTGTGTAGCAACAGTTGTTAATGATTGAAACTTTTTTCCTGGGTCGAATAAAGCAGCCGATTCATTAGCACCTTCAATAGCATCCTTAATAGCACCGACCTTTTGTCCTGCTTGTATTGCTTCATTACTAAACTCACCAAACTTCTGCCTTGCCTTTTGTAGTTCTTGGTTGGCTTCTTTTAGTTGTAGTTTTAATGGCTTTACATCTACATCAAGTATAAACTTATTTTCGTCTGCCATTTTATTCTGGTGTTGTAGGAATTAAATCTTGTGCTTCAAGGTCATCATGTAGTTGTATGATAGAACTTGCATTTTGTTTTTGCCAATATACCCAATCTGGTGAATAACCATACTCATTTAATTCTGGTTTTCTGAACTTGTATTCATCATAAAATAAATCTGCAAATGCCGAAAAACCTTGTAGGTATTCAACCCCAAATTGTATTAATCTACCATATTTGTAGATATATTCTTCTGAATGTATGTTTGCCATATTATACGCTAAAAATTAGTTCTGAATGAAATACTGATGTACTACCTCCTGCGGTACGATTCATAATTACCTCAAACTTGAAATA